GATTGTAAGAAGTTTAAAGGATGCGACAGAGCATTAACACCAGAGGTATATAGGCAAGCAGCGAAGTGGTGGGGGAGCGATGAAGCACCAATAGCTGTAACAGATAGGTTTGAATGTTTTATAGAAAAGGAAGGGGCAAAAGATGAGTAAGAAAGCTATAGTATTTGAGAATGAGGGCGAGCTAGATTTGATTTTCGTTATAGCAAAGGTTCTAGGGTATAAGGTTAGCACTGAAAGAAACGCCGATCCTAACGTGCTTGACTGTAAAGATAGAAAGATGGATGTTTAGAAACTAAATAAGTGGGCATAATAGGTACATGAACGAATTAATGATAGATGCAGGATTAGACACTAACGATATCCAGCTAAAGGTTGAGATACTAGTCTTGCAAGCTATTTTACGCTGATATTTTAAACAAACGCTATCCTATGTTATAATACTACTAAGGATGGCAGATACATGGTTAATGATTTAACAGTACAACAAGAGCTATTTTCACAAGAGATAGCCAAAGGCAATAACAATCAATCAGCGTGCTATAGGATAGCATACCCATCATCATTAAGCTGGAAAGACTCAACAGTACATAGCAAGGCAAGCATACTTATGACTAATGGCAAGGTTATGGCAAGGATAGCAGGACTACAGGCTACAGTAGAAAAACACGTGTTATATACTATGGAAGAACACTACAAAGAACTAGAGGAATGTAGGCAACTCGCAATAACTAAAGAGGATATAAGTAATACTATTAAAGCCACTGAGCTTAAGGGTAAGGCAACAGGTAAGTATAAGGAACAGATTGATATTGATATGACTGTTAAGCAGATCATCGTTAATGTTGTAGTAGGGGGTAAGAAGTAGTTGGAGATAGAACTACCCATCATTGAGCTAAGACCATACCAACAATCTATATGGGATGAATGGTTTGATAAGCGTGATAAGGTAAAGAACATGAAGCTTATACAAGAGTGGCATAGGCGAGCAGGTAAGGACATCTTTGATATAAACATACTAGTATCAGAGGCTATGTTAGTAACAGGTAATTATTGGTTTGTACTTCCAGAGGCACAACAGGTACGTAACGCTATTTGGGAGGGGATTACAAAGGATGGACAGAAGTACCTAGACTTTATACCCAAAGAGATTATACATAAGACAGATAACCAGAGCATGAAGATATACCTCAAAGACCCACAGAACCCAGATATAGCAGGAAGCATTATAACGTTCTTAGGTGGTGATAGATACGACAAGCGAGTAGGTGCTGGACTAAAGGGATGTGTTATCTCTGAGTTTAGTCTACAGAAGCCTAACGTGTATGACTTAGCAGTAGAGCCTATGTTAAAAGAAACAGGTGGTTGGTGTATCTTTAACTATACGCCTCGTGGAGAGAACCATGCTACTAAGATGTTCGATTGGATAGAGACTAAGGATACTTACATATCAAGTAAGCTAACTATTGACGATACTACCGATAACGATGGGAATAGGATAGTAAACGATAACGACTTATTAGAAGAGCGTGAACGTGGTAAACCTGAAGAGTTGATACAACAAGAGTATTACTGCTCAAGAGAGGGTGCTAACTTTGGTTCTTACTATGGTGATATACTCAGACAATATAAGGATAACATAGGCAAATATGCTTATGATGCTGGATACCCTGTACATACTTTATGGGATTTAGGGATAAGCGACCAGATGGCTATATGGTTCGTACAGTTCGTTGGTAACACTATTAATATCATTGACTACTATGAGAACAGTAACTACGCTCTAGGGCATTACGCTAGTGTATTAAAGGGTAAGGGCTTCTTATACGCTATGCACCATTTACCTCATGATGGCAATCAGAGACAGCTTACTAGTGGAGAGAGAGCTATAACTATTCAGCAACAGCTTAAAGACTTAGAGGTTTACCCGATAAAGATACATTCTGCTCGTATGGATATATACGGAGCTATACAGAGAGTAAGAGCGTTTATCCCTAAGTGTTTCTTTAACGAAGAGACTACTATGGATGGACATGAAGCATTGAAACAGTACCAACGTGAATGGGATGAGGGTAGACAGATATTCAAGAATACTCCATTACATAACTGGGCTAGTCATGCTGCTGATGCTTTTAGTATATTGCCAATGATAGAGAGTGTGCAGAATAGGATGAAGCATGTAATCAAGATTAAGACAAAGAAAAGGAGATAACGATGCAGGAGTATAACGAGGAACATAGAAAGCCAGCAACAATAGTAGAGATGACAGACGAGGCTAGGATAGCGTTAGAGGCTGAGAAACAGGCTAACTTATCGAGACTAAGGGCAAGGGATGACAAAAGAGAAGCTAGAGCATTGGCAAGACCTACTAAGACCATGAACCAAGCGTAATGAAGCTATTCATAGTTAAAACGTCTGCTGGCTATAGTCTACAAGAGCAGGATGATGATAGCGTGGAATGTTCTACTGTTGAGGATATTGATAGTTTCTATATTGAGAACGAGTACGCACTGAAAGAAGGTTGGTATGGAGGTTATTAAATATTGGGTGCTAGAGTGTGCTAAAGAGTTTGATATAAACAAACAGACGGTAATGTCTCAATTCATGGCACTATACGCACAAGGTCTATTGAAGATACAGGAACTACCTGAACGAAAAGGATTAGTCGCTTGGGTAGTATCTCCTGACATGATGGGTGGGATAGCAGTATGCGAGATGTTTTTATACATTAAACCAGAGCATAGAGGCAACCCACGCAACCTATTAAGGCTAATCAAGGTCTTGGAGGATGAGGCTAAACTACTAGGGTGTAGCGTACAAATAGCGTCCAGCTTTGACTTTCGTGATAATAAACTGTTAAAATTATTACAGAGAAAAGGTTACAAAGTCGGAAGTGTACGAAAGGAATTTTAAATGGCATTTTTAACAGCATTAACAGCTATGGCATCGGCATATTCATTAGCATCAAATATAGAGGGTGACAAGCAAGCCACTAAGGCTAGGCAAAAGAACGCAGCAGAGGTAGAGAAAAAGAAGGCAGCAGCATTGGTTAAACGTAAGAGTTTGATTGATGACCAACGTATGCAAATGGGCATTGGTGGAGAGGGTAAGTATGATACGCTTAACACATCAGAGACAGGGCTTGATGGGACATTACAAACACTAACTGGGGAGGTACTAGGATAATGGAAGAAGAAAGGTTACTAACCAGCTATAAGAAACACGAGTATACAGCACAACAGGTATTCGCAAGAGCCAAGAGTGCAGATAACATTAAAGGGTTTGTAGAAGATGACTACAGAGAGGGTGCTAAATACTTCATGCCAGATAGGCGAGTATTCCCTCAGACAGATAATGATTTCAGCGATCAGAGCGAGGGTGTTAATACAGCACTAGGCAAGAACTGTGCGTTTGAATATGTAAACAATATACAAGCTATGTTAGCACCAGTACAAGGAGACTTCCTTGATTTAGAGGCAGGCAAGATGTATGAGCAAGTAGCTAAACAGTTTGGTATAGATAAAGATAAGCTTAACGATGAGTTGGCTAAGGTGAACATGTACGCTAATGAGGTAAAGAATAACCTTACTAACTTCGATATAGCTATGGCTGAGTCGTTGTATGACTTGGGGCTTGGTACTAGTTGTTTACTAATAACAAAGGGTAATAGGAAAAGACCTATTGCTATAAAGGCTATACCGATAGACCAGTACTCTATACTTGAAGGTGTTGATGGTGAAGTATCAGATGTATTCAGAAGATACGAAAAGACTGCTAAAGAGATTAATGAACTATGGGACTTAGACATGCCTATAGAAGATGGAGAGAATGGACAAGAGCGTAAGATTAAACTATTAGAGTGTGCTTACTTAGATACTGAAGAGTTAGACTATGTTTATTCTGTTTATATAGAAGAGAGCAAGAGACAGGTAGTAACTAGTAGACATGCAGAGAACCCATTCCAAGTAGCTAGATGGAACAAACAGGCTGGCGAGACATGGGGTAAAGGAGTTTTCTTGTTAGCATTAGAGGATATGAGGTCTTATAACGCTATGGTTACATCTACTATAAGAGCAGTAGCGTTTGAAGAGCCTATGTTTATTACTAACTCAGGTGGAGCGTTTGACGTTGATGAGATAGAGCTAGAGGGTGGAGCTATTATAGACATCCCTGCTACAGACTCAGGCGATAAGGGGCTAGAGCAGTTACGAGTAGATGCTGCACAGCCTAACCTAAGGATTAACTTACAAGAGCTAGAGATAAGTATCCGTAAGACTTGTCTATCTGATAGTTTCCCAGAGTCAGCAATGAACCAACAAAAGACTGCTACTGAGGTAATGGAGATAACTAAGTCGTTAGCAAAGAACCAATCATCAGTATTCGGTAGGATGATTAGATACAGTCAAGGGATAGTAAGACGCTTCTATGGTGTTATGACTGAGGCTGGCATGTTGAATAATAGAGAGACACTTGAACCGTTAATAGACGCTGAGAAGATAAACGGTCTATGGTTCGCTTGCTCTACTAATACGCCACTAACTAAGCAATTAGCTATGAGTGATGTACAGAGTATGGTAACGGGAATGAGTATGTTACTTCAACTAGACCCATCAGGTCAGAAGTTAAACGCTACTGTTAAGGTTGACCAGAGTTGTAATAGGATACTAGATAAGATGGGATACCCTATTGATTTACTATTCACACCAGAAGAGATAGCACAGAATAGCGAGATACAGGCAGAGCAGGAACAACAGATGCAGATGCAAGAGCGTCAAGGTAATGTGATGGAAGCGAACGCAATAGAGAAAGGTAAACAACAGTTATAATGACAAACAGTAAGGACGGTAAGGTTACTAAGGTAGAGATGAACTCTCAGTTAGCTCATATACTAGCAAACGTATTTGATAACGATAACGGCAGGTTCGCATTAGAGTATTTCGAGAAGTCAGCGAAGAAGGGCAAATACCCAGACTATGACAATGTATATAGACAGTATGGTATAGCAGGGATGCTACAGCAGATAAACTTTATACGTAGTCAGGTTGACACAGCAGTTAAACAAATCCAAAAGGAGAAGTAGTTTTTTTTTAGATATATAATTACGCAAGTAATTTGTATGCACAGTTTTGTAACGTAAATAGAAAGGACGATAAGATGCTGAAAAAGATAGGACGAGCAGAGTTAGCCACGCTAATTCACAGAAGTACAGTTAACGGCACAGATGAGCTTTCAACAAGTTGGAACGGATACAAAGGTTTCATTGTTGCATGTTTCCAAGAGCACATGAACAGGATGTGTGTAACTAGACCAGTTTACGGAATGGAGTTCCCAGAAGATTTCAACGATAGAGTACAGCGAAGTAACATTTCAAAAGAATGTAAAGATATTATATTAGGGAGGACAAAAGAATGGACGTAGTAACAGAACCAGTAACAACAGAAGAGGTAACAACAGAAGAACCAGCAGAGGTAACATTATCAGGTGAGGCAACAGTAGAGGTAAAAGAAGTTGTTGATCCGAATGTTATAGACTATGCAGGGTTAGATGAGGACTTATACGATGGTCATGCACTATCAAAGGATAAGGTTAGAACCTACATAGAGGATAACAAAAAAGAATATGACAGTATCAAGAAACAAAGAGATGACTTCCAAAAGACTATATCATCTAAAGGGCAAGTACCTAGAGATATAAAGGACTACTATAACAAGTATGAGAACGAGAAGTATTCAGAGCTTAAAGATAACGAGACTGTTAAGGGTGCTATGGAGAGCCTAGCTAATACCTACAAAGACATAGGGCTTAGTCCAAAACAAGGTGATGAGATATATAACCAGATGTTTGAGATATTTGAGGATATAGGACAGATAGATACTAGAAGCCCAGAGGAAGTAACTAAAGAGCAAAACAAGTGGGTAGATACTCAGAAGCAAGCACTAGGCGAGAATAGCGATGCTATCATCAGTGGTGCTGTAAACTTCGTTAAAGGGTTCGAGGGTATCAACGAGTCTGGTAAAGATAAGCTTATTAACCTTATGAACTCTAAAGAGGGTGGTGCTGAGATGATTAGTGCTTTGTATTCTATGAGTAGACTATCAGGCAAGACTACTATACCTGTAATACCTCACACAGTAGCAGGTATCAAGACTGACTCAGAGTTTGCAGTAGAGCTTAGAGCTGGTGTATCAGAAGAACGTAGGGCAGAGATTTATAAACAAAGATTGAGCGTTGGTAGAACTGACTCAATATTTAAACTTTAAGGAGAAATAAATGTTAGAACTAACACTAAAAGAATTAATAGGTAACAAGTTTTACTACATGGATGCTAAGTCTATGACAGTAATGAGTGGCAAGTGTATGGGTGTAAACGTAACGGATAGTGGATACCTTACGTTAAAGCTAAAGGGTAAGACTTCACAGTATCACGATTACAGGAACGTACATATAAGCAAGGCTAGTGCTATGATATGGCTGAATAAACAGCAACCGATAGTAGAAGAGGCAAACGCTATCCAAAAAGAGAGTAATGAGCTAGTAGATAGTTTACGTAAACAAATAATTGGAGAACCATATTTGACTTAGACTTTTAAACTAGTGTATTATAGTAGAGTAAGACCCTGATACTTGGGAGTGCTGGTTATCCAGTCCCGTTTAACGTGTAGGATTATCTTAAAAAGGTAAGACAATAAATTAAACAGGAGGAAATAAAATGGCAATTCCAGTAGAAAATGTGTTCACGATTGATTTCGATGACAGATATAAATTAGCGTATCAGGGAAGTGGTAAACTACGTAATACAGTTAGAACTAAAACTAACGTTGTAGGAGCTACTAAACAGTTCAACAAATATGGTGAGGGTATAATGACTGAGTATAACAGAGGAAACGATGTTGTAGCAGTAAACGCAGACCAAAGTAAAGTAACAGCTACATTGGTAGATTACAACTATTCAGAGTATGTATTTATGATGGATATTAACAAACTAGAAGCAGACGAGAAGCAAGCGATTGCTGAATCAGCAGGTAAAGCAACTGGTAGACGTGAGGATCAAATCATAATCAACGCTCTTACAACTGTATTAGCTTCGGGGTTAGCATCTGACCATAAGGTAAACGTTGCAGCAGCAGACCAAGTTCCAATGAGTGTAGATATCCTTAGAGATATTCAACAGATTTTTGATGACGCTGAAGTAGACGAAACAGACAGATGTATCGTATTAGCACCACAACAGATTAATGACTTACTTGGTGAGACTGAAGTAACTTCTTCAGACTACAACACTGTTAAGACTTTAGTTAATGGTGAGATTGATACTTTCCTAAGTTTCAAGTTTATCAAGATTGGTACAAGAACAGAGGGTGGATTACCATCAGCTACTCATACTAATGTTAATAGAACTGGTTTCGCATATCACAAACAGGCTCTTGGACTTGCTATTGGGCAGGATAAGAAGTCTATGGTTGATTGGGTTGCAGAAAAAATCGGTTGGTTATGTACAACTATTTATTCAGCAGGAGCAGTTGCTATTGATGTAGACGGTATTGTTGCAGTACAATCTGGTGCAGCGTCAGCAGAATAGGAGGAATTAATCATGGCTTTTAGTAAACAAAACATGAGTTCTTTAGGGGGCAATGCTTCAAACACATTAAACTCTTATTCATTCTATAATGAAGATGATGATACAGTAACAGCAGCAAAGTATGCAGATTGGGACAGGTTAAGAGTAGGCGACCAAGTAGTTTCAATAAGTGCAGATTACACAACTAGAGTACAATACTATGTTAGTGCAGTTGCAACTGAGCAAGCTACATTAATTGCGTCTAGTTAAGTAGACCTTATTAACACGAAAGGAGAAACACAATGGCTTTTAGTAAACAGAGACTTTATTCAACTGGTGGAAACGCTACGAACACTATCAAGAGTTATAATTATTATAACAGTGGTAGTGATGACGTAACAGCATCAGGTTATTTTGACTTAGATACTTTAGCAGTAGGCGATCAGATTAGTGTCATAAGTGCAGACTACGGAGATATTACAGATATTTTCATTGGTTCTGTATCTGATGGTGCTGGGACTGCTGGTAGTGCAACAGACATTATCGGACTAGCTGGTGCATTAAGCATCTCGTCAGAACTTAGTACATTAGTAACAGTGGGAGCAATAGCAATCACTTTAGCGGATGGTGTAGAGGGACAAAAGAAAACTATCGTTATGACAACTGATGGAGGTACAGCAACGCTTACCCCTGCTAGTTTCGGTAACGGTGCAACTATTGCATTTGCAGATGTTTTAGATGCAGTTCAACTTGTATTTACAACTGGTAAATGGTACGTAACCTCACTTGAGGGTGCAGTAGTAGGATAACAACCAACTCTATCGTCCTTAGAGTTTGTCAGCAAGGGGGAGTTTCGGCTTCCCCTAACTGAATGAAAGGGTAAACAATATGACAGTAACAGATGATATAAAGAACTCAGCACTATTTGAACTAGGATGGAGCACAGAAGTAGACTTCTCAGGTACTAGTAAAACAGCTACCACAGTAAATAACCAATATGAAGAACAACTAGAGTTAATACTATCTCAGTATGACTGGTCTTTCCAATTAGTAACAGCACAGCTATCTACAGCTACAGCAGTAACAGATAAACAATATAACTACAGTTACCCACTACCATCAACATTTGCAAGGCTATCAGGTGTCTATTATGACGCTAGACAGACCCAACCTATACTCAGCTATCTAATTGATGCAGAAAACCTCTTAATCTATGTCGATAATAGTAATAAGATATTCGTTAAGTATATAACTACAGAATCGGTAACATTATCAACTAACTTTAAGAACTACTTCAAATATGACCTAGCGAGTTTGTTTTGCATGAACTTAACAGGCGATAAGGATTTATTGCAGATACTTGAGGCTAAAAGAGAACGTGCCAAAGTATTAGCGTTTCGTATAGACGGAAGAGGCGTTAAGCCTAAAAAGATAAAGAGTGCTAATAAATTCTTAAACGTAAGGGGATAAAATGACTACTGACAGAGAGGCTATTGTAAGAGATAGACAAAACCTAAAAGTTGGTGGTGAAAAGGATATGGTTCAAGGATATGAGCCTACTAGACCATACTCAGTGGTAACTAAAAAGTATGTTGATTCTAATGTCGATTTAGATGGTGGATTTGCTAATTCAGTGTATTTAATATCACAAATATCAGATGGAGGTGGGGCATAATGGCTTCAAGAATACAAATAAGAAGAGATACGGCAGCGAATTG